ATGGCCTTGCCGGATATTCTGAAAAGCAGATTGCGCATCCCGGTGGTGGGCGCTCCCCTATTCATCATTTCGCATCCGGCTCTGGTTATGGCGCAGTGCAAGGCAGGCGTCGTCGGTTCGTTTCCCGCGCTCAATGCCCGTCCTGAAGCGCAGCTCGATGAGTGGCTGGCGGAGATCACCGAAGGGCTTGCCGCTTACGACAAGGCCAATCCGGACCAGCCATCGGCACCTTTTGCCGTCAATCAGATCGTGCACCGTTCCAACAAGCGCCTCGAGCACGATCTTGGCCTTTGCGTGAAATACAAGGTGCCGATCGTCATCTCCTCGCTCGGTGCCGTGCCGGAGGTGAATGCGGCAATCCATTCCTATGGCGGCATCGTCCTTCATGACGTCATCAACAACCGTCACGCCAATTCGGCGATCCGCAAGGGTGCGGATGGCCTCATCGCGGTGGCGGCCGGTGCGGGCGGCCATGCCGGTTCGCTGTCGCCCTTCGCGCTCGTACAGGAAATCCGCTCCTGGTTCGACGGCCCCCTGCTCCTTTCAGGCGCCATCGCCAATGGCGGCTCGATCCTTGCCGCGCAGGCCATGGGCGCCGACCTCGCCTATATCGGCTCGCCCTTCATTGCCACGACGGAGGCGCGTGCAACGGATGCATATAAGCAGATGATCGTCGACTCGACTTCCTCCGACATCGTCTATTCAAACTACTTCACCGGCATTGCGGGCAACTACCTGAAGCCGTCCATCGCCAATTCGGGCATGGACCCCGACAATCTTCCGGAAGCCGATCCTTCCAAGATGGATTTCGAGACGGCGCAACACGAAGGCGCCAAGGCCTGGAAAGATATCTGGGGCTGCGGCCAGGGCATCGGCGCGATCCATGAAGTTGCGCCTGCCGGAAAACTGATCGATCGCCTTGAGCGCGAATATAAGGAAGCGCGCCAGCGTCTCTGCGCGGGTATATGATTCCCGGCTTATTTCGGTACCGCGCTGGCGAGACGGCTGGCGCGGGACCCTTACCGTCCACATTCACAATGCAATGCCGCTTGCATCTTCCAGAATGGCCTTGTTTCCACATTGCCGGACGCCTGTGATGTCCGTGCGGTAAAAGCTTTTGAACAAACGTAGAGATTGTTTGATTTGGGCCTTGCTTTCCTTCCTGCTTTTGGTTATCAGCGCACCGTCCAGCCGGAAACGGTTGGCCTCCTTCGGGAAATTGGAACGCAATGTTCCGGGCCGCTTTAGCTCAGTTGGTAGAGCACATCATTCGTAATGATGGGGTCGCGTGTTCGAGTCACGCAAGCGGCACCAGTAAAATCAAACACTTAGCACTTGTTCTCAACACTTCATATAATCTCGTGTCACCAAAGTGTCACCACGAGCGCATATGCCTCGTGACACATATAACCATGGGTGACTCTTGGGGATAGAATGGCGTAGCGCGCAACTTCACTTGGCAGCGCGCTACACGATTTCCGCTCACTTATGAAAATAGCCCCAGAGTTTGAGGGTGTTCTCGTAGAGCGAAGCAATGCCAACGATGATCGCGAGAACGGTAATTGCTACCCATTTACCAACGCGCCCCAATGTTTGCAGCGTTTCCCAAAGGGTCATTACGCCTTCGAGGTTCGAGATATCCTTGTCATCCAGCTTCGAAAGGAACTCTTTCGTATGGTCTGGAAGCTCGATCATGCGGTTTACGGTCGGTGCTTCTGTGTCCATTGGCGTCATGCCTTCCATCCGCACATTCTTGCACCACGTTCATTATGAGCCAACATCGCTGATACCTCCCGATCAGTCATAGCCGCCAGAGCGACAGGAGAAGGCCGCAAAGGACTCGCGACCAAACAGAACGAGCCTTGTGGGCTGGCGCATGCCGAGAGCAGACATAGCGCGCCAAGTGTAATCACCTTGACCATTTGGACAGCCTTTCCCGGTTCGTCTCTGCGTCCCGGCCCGCCACCGCTGCGTCAATTTCATCGGCAACAGATCGGGCAGCTGAGTTTTCATCTTTCTGCCGCGTCTTTTCGACACCCTTGCCGTCTGCACGGCCCTTTAAGTACAGGCCGAGCGCCCCAGCAAAAGCCAGCGCGATATACGCCACCCATCCATTCGAAGCGGCGACTAGAGCGAATATGGCTTCAAGCATCGCCTTCCCCTCCCTTCCCTTGTTTGAGCTCGCGGTTCTTCTTGTTGATCCGGTGACGGTCGATCAGCCACCAGCCAAAGACGATTGCGTTTACGATGATGCCTATCAGGGCGTCAGCTGCGCCATCGTCCAGCCAACCGCGAGCGATCAGAAAACCGCCCGCGATCTGCAAAACTTGTCGGATAACCGGAATGAGCAAAGCGATGTCCATCATTTGCCCTTTCCGAAAAACGAGAGAATTGCTTTGAAGAAATCAGCCCAAAAACTTGTGGTAGCTGTCGTGCTGACAGCGGTTCCGGGCGTACTAGGAGCTTCCGCGTTGTCACTTGGGGCATTTGGAGGCGGCGCGACGGCATTTCCTGCGACCTTCACCTTGTCCAAAAGCGCCTCGACAGTTTCCGGCTTGACCAGCGCCTTATTCAGTTCGTCGCCCGCATAGTAAGTTTCGCCGCGCTTGAGCTTTCGGTGCGCGCCTTGCACTGCGGCCAGAACTGGGAATGACGCCCATTCCTGAGCAAGCCGCTTGCCGAATTCAGTGCGGCTGATCTTTCCGGCCATGAAATCTTCATAGCCGCGCCGCTTCAGCAAATGGAAAGCAAGCCGGTCCTGAAAGTTCGCATCGAATATCTGGGTTCCCTTCAGGCCAAGCTCCTTGGCGAGATCCTGAAGCGTGGCGCGCATGAACTGAGCCGCGCCAGCCGCTGACGACGCGGTTGTATAGCCCCAGTTCGCCTTTACCCACGCCTTGCTTGACCAGTTTTTCTGTGCGTCAACGAGATCGCCAAGCGTCATCTTGGTGATTGGCCTTGCAAGCCGGTTCTGCCGGTTGCCGAAAATGACCTGATAACAATCAGGAGGCGCTTTCCCTGCATCAGTTCGGTAAATGAAGTCGAGCAAAAGCGCCGCACCGGCTGGCACGGTTTTATCCATTGGTTTTCCTTTCGGGCGTAAAAAAACCGCCACTCGGGCGGTTGCATTGATCTGCTCATAATCCAGAGCCCTGACGCGGCGCGTCAAAACGCCGTAAGGAGCGAACAGGAGCTTGGACAATTATGTCTGAATGTTTCCAAAACCGACGCTGCTGTGTTAACTGCGGAGTGTTTGGAAGTCGGTTGGGCTCTTTGAGTTGGGGGAATTATGCGGGCCTTAAGCGCCGTCTCTGTGTATTTGCAGTCTTTTGTAAGAAGCGATGACCGTTTTGAGGCTAACGCAGATAGCCTACCGTCCCGGCAGTGGGGTGCGTTTTCACGCTGGGTTCTGTTCAGCGCTTACGGGAGCGTAACCCTCCTTTTCTTGGCTGTTTTCGTTCTCAATCCTTTCGGGAATTTCCCAATAACCCGGTTTTCACAGGTCTTTTCCGACAATAATCAGCGGTATTCATATCCTTCGATAGTTCGGTCTGGTCATTATCAGTCAGCGATTTTTGGCACGTCCTCCTCGCGCCTGCTCAACCCGCAAGATTTGGAGCAAGAATTCGGCGGCAAATTCGCTAACCTCTCCATGGATGCTGCTACAGCGTGGGAGCAAACCCAGTTGACACGCCTGTTCTTGCGGCACGTCAGCCAGCCCAAAACCGTTATTCTTTCGCTGGATAAAATGATCTGGTGCAATCAAGCAGCTGATAAGCAGCGTGTTACTTTTCGGCTTTTCCCAGAGACCTTTTACGATGAGAACCCGTTCAACGATGTAGCAGACATACTGAACCTTGAGCTCTGGGACGCCCTTCGCAAATCAGTAAAGGTGGCGACCGGTTCAAGAGATAAGTACCAAGATGAAGCGGGCTTTGGCGACTTCACACCCGGAGAAGAAAATTACGATCCGGAACGCGCTTTTGCACATATCCATGAAAAGCCATTGGCTCAGCCAGATAGCTCGCTTCTTGATCCTGACGCACTGGCGAAACTGAATTTCCCCGCCCTTGGCTGGCTGGTAGATACGCTGAACCAAATCCCTCATGATACCCGCACGCTGATTGTACATATGCCTGTCAACGTCATGGCTCAAGCAGCTCCCGGAACAATAGCCGCCCAAGCTGAAAACGAATGCGCTCTGCGTATCAAGAGCATTGCAGAAAAGAAGCGGGTCTCTGTACTCGACATGGCGTTTGCTTCGCCTTTCACGACCAATGATTTAAATTATTGGGATCGGATGCATTACCGGCTTCCACTTGGAACGCAGATCATAAAGGCCATGGGGCAAGCGTATAGAGACGGAAAATCAACCGACATTCTCCACGTGACAGCTGCAAAGAATTAATCAGATGCTATTTCAGACACAGCTTTTCCTATTAATTTTTCTGCCGCTGACCCTGACTTTCTATTTCTTGGCTGCACACAGAACCGAAGTGCGCATAGGAGTTTTGATTGTCGCCTCGCTAATCTTTTACGGTTGGTGGGATGCGCGTTTCGTGCCGCTATTGCTCGGGCAGGCTATTCTTACGTGGCTATGTGCGGAAATCTTCTTCAGATCCAGACTGCGTGCTGTGCTTTGGATCGGGATAGCCATTAACCTGAGCGTGCTCTGCCTATTCAAATACTCGGACTTTCTTATATCGAATGTCGAAGCGCTTATCGGCTTTTCATTGCCGCATTCGTCTTGGGTTCTTCCGATTGGTATTTCGTTCTTCACCTTCGAGCTCGTTTCCTACCTTGCTGACCAGATGCGCGGCCACCAGAAGCATTATCGCTTTAGCCGCTTCATGCTTTTCGTGCTTTTTTTCCCGCGTCTCATTGCTGGTCCGATTGTACGTCATGATGAGATCGTGGAGCAGTTTGAGAAAGACCCGCTAAGGCCCGGTGCAGATGAAAGACTCGGGCGCGGCTTTGTTCTTTTGACGCTCGGTCTTGCAAAAAAGCTCCTGATCGCTGATCCGTTGGCAACGATTGCCGATCCGATGTTCGCAGCCTCCGCCATGTCGCCCCAACCATTGCTTGATAGCTGGATGGGCGTCCTTGCCTTTTCGCTCCAACTGTATTTCGACTTTTCGGCCTACACTGACATGGCAATCGGCATGTCGCTGATGATGGGTTTGAAACTTCCCATCAATTTTAATGTGCCTTATCGGGCCACTTCAATCCGTGATTTTTGGCGGCGTTGGCATATGACGCTTTCGCGTTATATCCGCGACTACTTATATATCCCGATGGGCGGATCACGTGCCGGTCAGGCAATGTTCATCGTCGCCACAATGGTTTCGATGACGCTCTGCGGTCTTTGGCATGGTGCGGGATGGACGTTCGTGGTGTGGGGCGCAATGCATGGCATCGGCCTTATTGTCTGCCGCTATTGGCAAGCGAGTGCAGTTCAACTGCCCGCTGTAGTCGGTTGGCTCCTTACAATGTTATTCGTCATGGCCGGTTGGGTACTATTCCGTTCCCCAGACTTCTCGACGGCACTTTCAGTATTCAGCGGCCTTGCCGGTTCGGACGGGATCGGCGGACTTGATAAATCTGACTGGATAATTGCCGTGGGAGCCATCGTCGCAGTTGTTGGGCCAACCAGCCTGAGCTTTGTCGAACGCTACCTTCTGCCTTGGCGTACAGGAGCAATCGTTTGGGCCGGTCTTTGGGTTTACTGCTTGATGGTGATCGGAGGCGAAAACCCAGTCAGTTTTATTTATTTCCAGTTCTGACAGCCGTTAAAGCTTTGCAGCGTCACGCCAGAACTCGTCTCTTTGTTCGAATGTCCACGCCATAGCCTGACGCACTTTATCGGTTAGCCAGTGCAAACGATTGAAGTTTTGAGCGCCTACCACAAACATTTGGGCTTCAAATCTGTCGTCTTCGGTCGGCAACTGGTCGATAATCACTTGCAGAGGCGCTGGAATAACCCCGCCCTGCATGGCCGCGAGTGCTTCAGCCTTGCTGATGATCCCCATTGCTGCCAGATGCTGGAAAAATTGGCGACGACTGATTTCATCCGGAATGGGTTGGGTCTCTGGCCCGGGCTCAACTATGGCTGATCCATTCCAGATTTTCCCGTAGACCGTTCCACCTGGACCGCGAGTATATCCGTAGTCGCTATCTATGCCGATCAAGCGGCCAGCGATCTGCGAACATTGGAAGTCTTCTTCCATTGAGTAGATGCGGCCATCGTCATCAATCGCGATGTAATACGGATGAGGATCAGACCTAGCGATATCAAACCAGTCAACACCATCCTTATTCCGAAAAATTAGAACGCTCGTGGAAATACCATCAACGTCAACCTTCTCAGAAAACGAAGTAAACAAGCCGAAATCTTTCATTACCAGCCTCCTAATGCGCGCCAGCCTTGATTGGGAATGTATCTTTGTGGTTGCCGGTAGTGTATCCGCATCGCTTCCACATTAAGCTTTTCAAAAGTGGTTACGACATAGCCCGACGCCCCGCCCGGTGGGGTGGTTCTCGTTCCCGTTGTATAAATGTCGTTCGTGATAAACCCTGCAAACTGGGTATCTGTTACCCGCCAGTTAAGTTGGTCCATCAACGTTGCTAACGTCCATCCCCCCGGCCCAAGTCTGTCAGCATATGTCGCTCCATCGGCCCAACTTGCGCCGCCGTTGGCTCTGCCCCGGATGCTGATGGGCCAGTTATCGCCAAAATTCGTAGCATCCACGTTGACGACTAGGCTGCTTGAAGTTCCCCAGCCAATATGAACAGTATTGGTTCCAGAACCGGCAAACCCGCCTTGCCGAACGGGGGTAAAGCCAAGGCTAGCCTGCTTGCCGTTCAATGCCGCCTGCGTCGCTGTACTGATAGGCTTATTCAGGTCAGACGTGTTATCTACATTGCTTAGACCTACCGCCGTTTTATCTAGCGTTGCGGGGCTACCATCGCCCCGAATATACTGTGCTGGGGTGCCAGTCGGCTGCGCAAAGGCTGATATGTTCTCCCTTGCTTGCTGTTGCTGCGGCCCCGTCAAGGTTTGAGGCCCATATGAAACAGCGGTTACGCCTTCAACAGTGACCCAGCCCACCGCGCCGGGTTCATCGCTCGCTTTGGCCAGAATTTGGCCTGCCGTACCGCCCGGCGCTTGGATAGCGCTATCGGCCTTGGCGAGCGAAGCCTGTGTCGCAGACGACAAGGAAAGCGCACGATCAGCAGAAAGATCACCTCCACCTGACAGACCAGCGCCCGGGTTTATTGAGCGGGATGGCTGCACGGCACTATCAGCTTTTGCAAGCGACGCGATTGTGGCTGCATTCAGCGCTATCGTACGATCTGCGGAAAGATTTCCGCCACCCGTCAAGCCGGTTCCGGCTGAAACCGCTCTTGCAGGCTGTACCGCACTGTCAGCGCGCCCCAAGCTGGCCTGCGTTGCTGTATCGAGCGAAATAGTGCGATCCGCCGCCAGAGAACCGCCACCGGTTAGGCCAGCACCTGCAATCACTTGGCGAGCCGGTTGGACGGCGCTGTCAGCAAGTGCAAGGCTTGCAAGTGAAGTGGAGCTCAGCGCGAGTGTGCGATTTGCGGCCAAAGTGCCGCCACCGGTCAGGCCAGTGCCCGCCGTAATCGTAAGTGTGGGCTGGACGGCTGTGTCAGCCTTGTTCCCCTGTTGAGCAGTTGCGAAGCGCTGACCGCCCAGAGTTTCAATAGCCTGAGACACTCGCAATGGCGTCATGGCTGTAGCGTTATTGAGGCCTTCTCGTGCCATCGCTTCGGTCGAGTAAGGCCGCACTGCATCCGCCGCCCGCTGCAACGTTGTGCGGCGGGTCGTGGGGCCATCGATGGCAATATTGTCAATCGGAGCCGGAGTGAGTTCTTCCGGGAGCTCATTTATTCTCAGTCGAAGATCGGCCATTACACGCCCGTCCTGATGATAAAGTTCATGATGATTGATGGCTGCATGTTATTGTGCGGTTGCCCGCCGCCCTTCGAATTCGTGTAAACCGCATGCCGATGCCATCCGGCGTTCCCGGTCCTACCAGCCATAGTAACTGGCCCGTTTGCCCCGTTCGAATTGACGAAGCCGTTTCCTGCTCCGGGCGTATTAACGCGGCCCGTAATGTTGTCGTGGAAGTGGTCGCCAGCATCGTTTGTTTCACCTTCATGTGTATGCGGCGGCATTTGTCCTTCCGACAACGTGTGGGTTTGAGCGCCGCCTGATGCGCCGATCACGGTCGCAGCGATGCCGGAACCCGATGCGGTCACTCTGTTTGCGGCTGGGCCGCCCATGTCGTCGCGACCAACTAAGACCCGGCCACGCAGATCAGGCAGATTGAATGTTGAACCACCGTCACCAGCGCCGAAACGTGTCCCAATCACCGCAAAAAGTGCGGCATACGTTGTCCGCGAAATTGCTTGCCCATAGCAAAGGAGCCAACCTTGCGGCGGGGTATCGGTCGGGAATGCTTTAATTTCGCCAATTGGTACGGCTGCATCGAGCAGCTTCTTACTGACCGCATCGCCCGGGTTCTTTGCATCGCCAAGGTCAGTGATGAGAAAGCCACTCATGGAGAGATTGCGAATGGCTGGTGTGGAACCGTCGCGCTTCAGGCACTGAGAAAGCGCCTGCGCAACATCCTCGAAAGGAATATTGTGCTGTTCGGCCAGCACCTTTTCGCCTGTCGTCGCCTTATAAATTGGCGGCAGGCTGTATTTGCCGTTGCTATCGAAGGGCATGCGTTTCTCCAATAAAAAAGCCGCCCTTGTGGACGGCTGCGAATTCGCTCGGATCTGGTATCTTTTCTTTTCAAACGTCTTGAGGCATGGTGACGGCCATGAACCGTTTCGCTCAAATCGCCTGTGTGGTTATCTTCATCGCGATCATGGTGGGTATCCATCAGGGGTTTTTGTCGTTGCAGAACTGGTTCTCCAGCGACTTCCCGTTAGGATTTATCGTTGGGGCACTTTTCACCATGGGGATTTTTTATTTGATCCACCGGTTCGAAGCCCGCAACTCATCGCGTAGCCGTTAATCCTCCATTGAGCAGAAGTGCCCTCGTAAGCCGGTCAATTTCGGCTGTCGGAAGTGGCGTTTTCTGCTGAACACGGGCAATAGCATCCACAACAGCGGTTCGATTTCCCGAAATGGCTTCAGCAAGACTGGCATTGCGAGCATTCGAGCCATTTTTCATCAGGGCATCGGCAACACGTTCAACGGCTCGCACAGCCGAAGACCGAGCAGCACCGGTTACACCACCTGCCATAAAACCCTCTCGGGTTCCGAACTTAGGAGCAGCGTCCGCCCCAAGTTCCTGCATTGCCGCATTTCGAGCAGCTGTTTCGCTATTGCGGGTCACAATATGGCTGGTATCAGCAAATCGTGCTTCACGCTCCAGAAGGTTTAGCGCATTCTCCGCTCGGTCTGGGCCGAAAAGCATTCCAATGCGGTCACGGTTCCAGTCTCCCTCACCTTTGAGCACGTTTTTCAGGGCCACAACATCATTAGCCTTTGTGCCCACCTGACGGTCAATGTCAGCGCGTGCCGCCTGTTTCATCCGAAATGTCTGGCCGGAAGGCCCAACCATAAGCCCTTGCGGGTTGACACCTTCTGTAATTGCTTGACGAAGCTCATCAGGCCGCAATGCTTCCCGCCCACTGTCGAGAGCCTTTACACCCATGCGAAGGCCTTCGTTTTGGCGAGCAAGTTCCTCATATTGCGCATCGGCCATTTTGATGCCCGGCACATTGCGAGCAAGGGTGTCATCGATCTGCTTTCGTGCATTCGTGTAGAGCGCGATTGCCTGAGGATCAGTTTCAGTCGCAAGCCTTCCGTCGATGGCGTTTCTTGTCTGAAAAAGAGTGTATGGATTGCTGTCCAATACCCCGCCTTGAGAAACGTCGAGCCAGTTACGGATTTCACGTGCTGCCTTCTGTCCCGGCCCCCGGCGCAACGTCGCTTGCGTTTCGAGGTTGCCCGCCAAAATGGTATTATCCACAGGCAAGGCATTTCGAAATGCTTCTTCATATGCGGGAGCAAGGTCGCGCTGGCCCTGTCGAATTGTTTCGTTGACTGCACGAGGAGTAACTACAGGGCCAAGAGCGTCATCGAGTCCGCTGATGACACGCTGATTTGCGCCAACATTCCGCGACGTGATGGCGTCTCGAACAATCTCCTGCCCACGTCCCGGTGTCGCCGCGAGTGCACCCGCCTGCCGCTGAAGATTTGGCCCGAGGTCCATAATCATACCTTCTGGCCCAAGGTCCGCCAGCTGGGTTCGGATCGTTGCAGCATCCAATCCGTCATCAGCAATAGCGCGTGTGAGGCGATTAAGCGCTGACGGAACCATGCCAGCGGATTGTGCAGCACTCCTGTTTGCCAGAACATCAGCGATTTTACGGACACCAGCGCCTGTCATCTGGCCTACTGCGGGGCCCGCAATACCGGTCGCCAGACCAGCACCACCTCCCCAGATCATCGCATCTTTGTCAAAATCTGATCGGACACCGCTATCGGCGGTACCTAGCGCAAGGCCAGACAGCGCCGAGGCTGCGGTTTTCGCTTTGAGGGTTCCGGTCGCACCGAATGCAGCAGGAGCGGCCATAATCATAGGTACCGTACCGGCCACCCCACCGGCAACGTTGAGGCCAGTGTTGACGTAAGGGTGTTCCTGCTGAAATGCGGCGTCTTTCCCTTCCTGAATATCGAGCGCTTGCTGATATCGGTCACTCCACGTTTCCCCGGGCAGCTTTTGGAAGCTATCAGGTAGTAATGGATCGATGACCGGTGCGAGCGTTGCATTCGTGACAGCGTTGAGCCTGTTCAACAACCCACCAGCGACGGGAACGCCTGTTGCCAGCGCCCGAACGGTATTTTCCGCATTAAGGCTTCCGTCCTGCATGACTGGCGCTTGCTCAGCGCTACCCGCATTAACGAGCGGCGCAGCATTCCACCAATCATCACCAGCATCGGATTTCTCAACGAGCGGCGCGCTTTCCCACCATTCTGCCATTTATGGTTTCCTCCGGACGCTGCCGTCAGGTGCGATAAATTCGGCCCCACTAGGCAGAGCATTGAATTCTTCGCGGCTATTGATCTTCGTTGGCGTTTTTGCTGCAAGCGGGTTCGGCAACTGTGCGAGCAATCTGCGGCCCTCGTCGGGTTTGATTTCACGATTTGCCACGCGAGCGGCAATATCTCCTTGCGCCGCTGTGTACTGAGCAATTCCGCGCATCGTATCGATGATGATCTTGTTGCCACCGGGAGAGTTAATAATGCGTGGAACAGACTGCTTGAACAGTTCAAGGTCAGCGTCAGACATTGGGCCGGAGCCAGCTGGACGCTGCTGAGGCACGATCTGGTTAATCAGAGCCTGTGCAGCCTGAATGTTATCAACATCATCGCCAAGTCTCAGGCCGTAATTCGCAGCAATCTGCTTAAAGTTTGCCACACCACCGGTCGGGACCGATTGCAAAAGCTGGTCGAGGCGGTCAATACGCATCAGGGTTGAACGCGCATTGGTTCCATCTTCCAATAGCGTGCCAAACATGTCAGCGCCCTTTTCATCCAGCTTCTTGTAGAAGTCCTTCCCTTCGCCATCGCCAACGTTGACGTTGGTCTGGCTTGCACCCGCTTTTTTAAGCGATTGCTCATATTCGAGCCGTCCAAGCGGTACACGACCAGCTGCACGTTCGTCAGCGGCATAAGCTCCATATTCCTGCATGGTGCTGGTTGGTTTTGGCTGGCCTTGGTAAATCGTGGTGCCATTCTGCGTGTTGATGACGCTATCGCCCACAACCGCCGTTTTCGGGTCCGAAAAATCGGCAATCGTGCGATAGGTTCGCGGGTCAACCAGACGCCCGTTCACCTCGATAGGTTTCGGATTTCGAAGCGCGTCCAGTTCCGCTTGCGCTTTGGCTGCTTGAAGGGCGCGCAGCGGGTCATTTTGCTGAAGCTGCTTTTGCACAGCCATTCCGATTATACCCCGTTGGCTTTCATTCATCCAAGGGTCCGACGCAGCCTCAAGTAACTGCGAGATATTCGCGCCACCCTGACGCTGAGCAACCGGTGCGGCATAGCTCCCCATGATCGGGGCGCGATCTGCTGAAGGTGCAGCCGGGAAATAGCCCGATGCGTCAGCAACCTGCACCGGTGCCGATCCCTGCGGCGCAAGCGCGCCACCGAAGGCGATATCGTTCTGTCGCAGCAATTCTGCAGAAGGTCCTGCCGCTTGTGGTTGGGCTGCTGACGGCGTTGGAACTGCGGCCATGTCTCGCGGTGCAATCTGGTCAATCGCTCCCGCTGCTGCATTCCCACCGGTCGCCTGCTTTGCAAAGGCGATATCGGCTTCGGAAACATCCGCATTCGGGCCGAACAGAGCTTCAGCTTCGGACGGAGCTGGAGCAGTTGGCCGGGTATAACTGTCGATGCTTGCATATGCGCCATTTGCTGGAGCATTGCCGCGATGTAGCGCCGGATCGTAATCGCCTGCGCGGATCGTTGCGCCGCCCATCGGCTGCGCTGCGCTTGTCATAGTGACACCAGCGGGAATTCCAAGGCGATCCGGCATTGTCTGGGCGGCACCGGTCATATCCACCGGCTGCGACGGCAGGCGTTGAACGGCACTCGCCAGACCTATAGACGGATCATTGCTTGCCACCTGTACCGGTGCGGCAGATGAGCCGCCACCAAGCAACGCGAGAGCCTTCTGACGATGCCCCGCCATCTGGTTTTCCCACTTGTCGCGAACATCGCCCGGAGCACCGCCATTATTGGCGTCCGACGCGGTATAGCGGCCCGGAGAACCGGCATTGATGGTCGAATAGAGGTCGAGGCCACTCATGCCTGGCTTAAAGCCGGACGAACGGAAGTAGTTTGCCACAGCACCATTCGCGCCAAGCTGCGATGCAAGCGGGTTATTCCAGTCTACCCCGTACTTTTCAGCCTGCGGCTCCCCGAACTGGATAAGCCCGCGATGCTGGCCGTACTGGGTGCGAGGTCCGGCTTTAGTGGGGTCGAAAGTGCCAGCTGTCTCATAGGAAATGGCCGTTGCAAGGTCCACTGGATCAGCGCCAATGGCCTGCGCTGTTTCAACGATCCCATTTCGCAGAGCATCAGCATTCTCACCGAAATTGAACCTGCCTTGAGGAACCGTACCGGTCGCCGCCGCACTGGTCGGGGAACCTCCAGCCGCAACGCTGGCAGGATAAGCCGAGCCACCGCCGAGCAGGTTTGCCAGATCGAGGTTCCCGAACTTCTTCGCAGCGCCTTCGATGCCAGCCCTTTCGGCTTTGTCAGCCCGAGCCTGCTTGATGTTTCCCACCAGCGCGTTCGCCATGCGTGCCGCGCCCTGCGTCCAGTGGCCGACCGGAGACATATCAACTCCGGAGGCAATCATTGCCTGCGCCAGACGGCGCTCACGGTCCAGCTGTTCCGGCGTCTTCTTGCTGCCGCCTTCACCCCAGACAAAGAAATCTTGCAAAGCCATCAGTAAAGCCCTTTCGGTCCAATGCCAAACAAGCTGCCGAGCTTGATCTTGTTGGCCATCGTCATCTTGTCCGACGCTGCATCGGCAATTTGCGCCCAACCCTGCATTGGGTCAGCGATTGGCTGTGTCGAGACGGCAGCAGACGAACGCGGCGCTTGCTGTGCCTCTACGATGGGCAGGAGGTTCGAAAACTGCTCAAGAGGCTGCTGTCGGTTGCGGGTAAAGATCATCAGTGGACCTTTCCATAATCGACCATACGGAAGCCGCTCGGGTGTCTTGCAACAGCTTCAGGCTGCTTCTTCTCAACGTCCTGAGCCATGACGCCCATCTGTTTCGGACCGCCGTCCTTATAGCGGTAGGTGTAGATTGGTGTACCTTCATCGGTCTCACCGACGCGCTCAATGTCTGTCTTCAGGCGTCTATCCGAGAAGCTGAACATCCCCATTGCAGCCGATCCCAGCCCGAACAGTCCGCCCATTTTGGACTGGTAATTGCTGAGTTCCGATTGATATTTCTGGTTCACCAAGCCCGTGTAATCGACGCCGCCGACGCCAGTTTGTGGCGTTGCACCGGACATTTGGGCAGGGTTTTGGATCTGGGAACCACTCATCAGGCCAATGATTTCATTCAATGGCTGATTTCTCTGCGCCAGCGCCTCGCCAAATGCCTGAGAGCGGCCCGTCAACATCAACTGGTTATAGGCGTCGTTTTTCGCCTGCGTCATGCGGGACATTTCATTATTCCAAGCGTCGGTTCCTTCTTGGATGCCCTTGTTTTTCAGCGTGGTACGAAGCTTATCCTCATCCTGCGCATAGCGCGGGTCCAAACGCTGTGCGCCCAGATCATATGCCCAGTTCGCAGCGTCCTGATTGTTAAACTCGAAAGGAGTATTCAGGAGTTCACGGATCTTGGCCGACTGTTCTTCAGCAATACCAGCGAGATTGCCCTGCGCATTCTGTGTCTGGTTGAAAATCGCCTGCTGTTCAGGGCTGAGTGTCGTCGTCTGGGTAAAGGTCGGTGTTTCAACCCATTTGCCGCTCATCTCATCGAAATGCTTGCGTGAGCCGGTCTGTTCATAGTTCACGCTTCCCCATGGGTTGTTCTGATTGACCATATTGAGGTTTTGTTGCGTGATCGCGGTCGAACGGTTCGCCGCCGCCTGAGCGCTTGCGGTTTCTTTCGGATCAGGGGCCTTTGGCGCTGATTTTCCCATCGTTACCTACCTGCCTTGTGAAGCTTTGAAAAAACGACCGGTGCGCCATTCGTCATCGGTCAATGTGAAGATGAATTCGCCTTCGTCCCTGCCTCTCAGACGCGGAATAAAGGTTTCCGAGAAGCCATAGGCCCGGGCGATGCGGATCATGCTTTCGTTCTTTTCAGAAACGCGCATTACGGCCATCTGGTTGTTGAAGCCGTCGAAAGCGAGCGTCATAAGCTGCTGCACCGTGCGCCGGGTCAGCCATCGCTTGGAGGATGCACCTGCCGTCATTTCAATGACGCCGTTCTCTGGATGCCAATTGTGATAAAGGACTCCTGCAATTAGGTCGCCATCTTCGAAGAAGCCAAGCGCCGCGTATCGGTCGAGCGCCATCGGGTCGCCAAAGACGATGTTGCAGACAAACTCCCCTATGATTGAATGCGGCCCACGGATCGGTTGCCAGCCGTAAAGGCAGGTTTCAATCATGCCGGTACGTCCGTCATTTCATATGTCAGGTCGGTGCTCATGATTTCAGCATCCAGAGGCACGATATAGCCGCTTGTGACCTGACAGGACGGCGCAACGACATAACCGCCGCCACCGATGGCTTGCCAGTCGTTGTTGAGTATGACCTGAGAAGCAGCGCCCCACGTGCTTTCACCCCAGATCGCGGTTCCCCATTCCTGAGTGGAAGTGACTGCCGTGGCATTCGGTGCCGGTGGTAATTCCTTGTCGTATTCGACATGGAGCTTGACGGCCATATTCAGCTTCGCCGAGGCGCGGATAGTGAACCGGGCAATCTTTGCGAGTTTCATGAATGCGGGCTGACCGTAATCCTCGAAAAGAGGCAAATAGGCTGCTGTGTAGGTGTTCCCCTTATCGCTGCCGCCAATATTGGCCTTGATCACCTCACCCCCGAGCGAGCCGAAATAAAGCTGCCCCTGAAAAACCTCCATGCAGTTCGAAGTCCATCCGGTGAAACGACACCATTTGCCGGTCAAGGCATTGGCGACAAACATAACCGGCGAAGAACCGTTCAGATGAGGCGGTACGACAAGTACCATCTGGCGTTCTGGCCAGAGCATGGCGTGCCAGCCTTCGTTTCCGCGCAGTAAGCAGGCCTCATTCCAAGCGTCTACAATTGGATAGGAAACAGTTGCTGGAGAAAGCGCTGCAACATCACGCTGAATAGCCTGCGACAACGGCACAAAGCCGGTTGTGGTAGCAATAATGATATCGCCACCGGCCCGGATCATCGCTTTCTTGCCCAGCGGTTTGCCGATCTTGTAGACGCCGACCTTATCCCACGTTTCTGCGGTCGCGGGATTGTTGCCTTGGAAAACTGCAACCTCGCCCTCAGTGCTCACAAACACACATTGCTCAGACAGCCCGCCTGAAGAACCGCTATCGAGCGACCAAGACGCACCGAACAAGAGCGATCCACCCTCGCCAAAAATCCCACCGAGAGGGAATTTCTTCAGTTCGCCGCCGATCTGGTCAACTGGCAGATACCAGAAATTCAGGCTATTGCGCTGCACGAAGAAAAGACGGTTCTTATATGCCCATACGAAGGACATATCTTCTGGCTTCACCACGGTTTCACCCGAGGGCATGGTGAGCTCTGGATCGGTAACGAACGCGGTCCCGTTATAGACGAACGGCTTATCCTCGCCGTTGACGCCGCGAAGGAATATCCCGCCGCCTGCCGTCGCGAATTGTACCACCGACCAATCACCGCTTTTCTGATCGTTCAAAACGTCAAGCCCTTTGGTCGAAAGCTCGCCCAAAAGGTCATCCTGATCAGTCTTGATATCGTCGGCGCTGCTGGTTCCGATGCGCCAGCTATTGGCGTTCTGAACAAGCGTGATATCGAAAATTTGGCTATCCGTTGCCCCAAAGAGCCGCTGATTGCCGCCATTGACGTACTTGAACAGCGATTTTACCGGCTTGTTCGCATCGCCAAGCGTGGCATGCAGTTCACTCCCCCGCCGCATGATAACTGTCGTCGCATAGGGGAACCAATTATCGAGCACCGCCGCCGCCTGCGGCTGGCCGGGAGCCTGCGCTTCTGCAACGTTTCGGTTTGCCACCCATCCACCGATAGGAGACGTATAGCGCTTGGGCTGAGACATGCGCGGCTTGCGCGCCGAACGGGGCCATCTCATCCGAGAACTCCCCAGTAAGGGGGATAAGCATTATTGCTTATGCCGCGCCCGCCTTCCACAAAGACGCGCGCGCCCTTGTCCTCCCCGGCCAGTTCATCGAACCTTTTTTCGAACAACACCTGATCGTCAGTGTAGTCGATGCGCTTTTGCTGCCGGTAACGCCAGATAAGCCCCAGCGTCAGCAATTCCTCATCCAAGAGAAAGCTGTCATTGTCTTTTTCGAAGCTGGCTTTTGGCGTGCCGTTCTCATCCTTGGCAAAGCGGTTGCTCTGATAGAAGAACTTTATCTCCTGCCCGAGCGCTGGCTTCGGCATGATATGGATTTGACCGCCCAACTTGATCCACCGACCCAGTGAGCAAACCCCATAAGGCATTTGCAAGGTCAGCCATTCGTCAGGGTCAACACATGGCTGATATCCGTATAGCGGAGCCATTGCTGATTGAAGGCTGGAGCCCTTCTGCATTCGGTCGTAATCGTCGGGCAGATTGAAGCTGTCGCTCGTACCGTCACCGGTTAAGGTGCAAAGCTTCGTCAGGACGCGCCAATCATTCGACTTGATGATATCTTTCGCGACTGCATTCACCAGTTCCGTCAAATCGCCCTCAAGCGCATTCGTTGAGGAAAAAAAGACATCCGGGCGAACACCCATAATGCGGGAAGCGGCGCTTTTCAGCGCGTCCTTGACGGTCATTGATTAGCCCTCGTCGGCCAGATCGAGCTCGCGAGCCATGGCGAGCAGGGTTTCGCGCTTCGGAGTGCCGCGCACACCTTCGCCGGACTTATCTTTGATGTAGGCTTTCAGTTCGTCATCCGGCATGAGGTCGAAAATGTCTTCTTCATCCTCTGTGTCGTCCTGCGCTGGCTGCTCCTGTTCGGGCTCAGTGGTGTCGTCAGGTTCTACAGCTGCACCTCCAGCGCGATCCGCCTTCAGTTCGGCAATCTGCTGCCGGAGAAGTGCGTTTTCTTCAGCCAGAGCAACCGAACCGGCGCTTTTCGTCGCTGTTTCGATAAACGCCTGAGCCTGATCCTTAAGAGCACGGCCACCGTGGCCGAGGTTCTTCAGGTTCTGGCCGTCAAGGCCCGCCAGCTGTTCAGCGGTGTAGATTTTGAGCGCCTTCAGTTCCATGCGCTTTGCTTCGGTCAGGAACGGCAGTTCGGAAAGCGGCGTGCCGTCAGCGACCTGAGCGCGGCCTTCCTTGAAGCGCAAATACTGGTCGTTGTATTTCAACGCATAGGTGAGCTTCTGCTGATTGCCATACTCATCCTCCCCCCATCCGGCGAACGAATGCGCGGGGAAAACCGGTTTGTGCTGCTTGTCGCCCGGGAAATGGAGCTCACAAACTTCGATATCGCTGTAGATCGGTCGGCCCGCCTTTTTTGAAGCTCCCGGATCAAGCTGCGCGATGCTTTTGAAAACTGGTGTTTCTTTCAGTGACATGACTGTTCTTTCTGTCTGAGAGATCGGAAATGAAAAGGGCGGGTTTCCCCGCCCCTATCGCATCAGTTAAAGAGCCGTCCGCTTGGCGTGGAAGGCTTCGCCGCTCTTGACGGCAACCGGGACAGTGAAGCCACCAGCGCCAGCAGTAGCGACGAACGTGGTTTCGTTGATCTGCACTTCCGCATCCGCTGCGAGATCTGCGCCCGCCTTTACGTGGATGTAGTCGTGTCCATCGGAGCCTACGACCTTCGTTCCAAGCGCATAGCTTGGCGTGCCGGTCGAATTGAGGTCCCAATAGTATTTGGTTGCATGCTGCTCGATATCAGGGCCGAGCGTCGGAGTAATCCGGTAGGACATTGCCTTGACCTTTCTCGAAAAGAAAAAGGGCGGAGAGAACCGCCCTTAGTTTGCCGGGTTGCTGTCGAACAGGCGCCACGAGAACAACGGATTGTTGTTCGTGAGTTCGCCCATGAAGCCGATGAACTGCGCAATCGCGTCCTGATTGATCGGCATGAGGCCGTCACCCGGAAACAGCTTGTCGAAATTGCGGTTCGGATTGTACCGGAAGCGCATGCTATCGGTATCAAGGCCGTAGGTCGTATTGGCTGGCATATTGGAGCCGATACCACCATCAAGGACGATTTCAGCACGCTTGCCGCCGCCAATGTATTCCAGAGAGGAGAAGCCGAGCTTTGCAAGTCCGCCTTCCTTGGCAATACGCTGGATAGCCGTGGTTGCGGCGTCGTATGCCTCGTAATGCTCTGGTGACATAAGCAGAAGGTCAGCATGGCGCTTGCCGCGAGAGCGCTGCGTCATGATGCGATTGAGGAACGGACGAATGGTCACGCTATCAATCTGCGTGCCAATATCAGGGAATGCCGTCTGTGCATCGAACGCACTGGTACGCCATTTAGGCACGTCCGCGCGCGGGATGCCGCCATACGTGCCCTGATCCGGCAGGATCGGGATAGCAGCATTCAGGCCGGTGACAGCCTTGCCGCCGTTGGCCGAACCATCCCCATGCAGAGCAGCGTCCATCATGTCGGTCATGGAGCCTTCCGCTACTTCCAGATAGCTTTCCATCGTATCGAGAAGCTGGTTTTCGCCCTCGTTATTCAGGATTTCCTCGCTGGAAAGGGTGATAGGCACAGCGGCCATCTTTGGCGTGAAGTAAGCATCATTGAAAAGCTCAATGGGCTTGTTCGCCAAGATATCAAAGCCGTTGTACCACTGGCCGTCCATCTTATCGATCTGAAGGCGTTCGCGGATGCGCGGGCCGGAATACGGCTTCCAGAGGCCTTTGCGCTTGAGCACGGCAAAGAATGCGTTGCTGTTCGAAACGAGGTCCTGATAGCCCTGCGAGCGATCCTCAAGAGCCATCGAAAGAACCTGACGGTAATGGTCGATTTGTGTAACCGGAGCCAT